CTGGGTTGGATGATGGCGGGTTTTCTCTGCGTGGCGGCGGAACTGCCGTGCCTTCATCGGATATAGGGTTGTACTGTAAAACGGATACGTTTATTTTGTTTGCTAAGCTCCATTCAGTTTCAAACCCTTCTATCTGGCCTGCCGCTGCTATGTACGGTGCTTTTGGTGCAAGCGCCAATGTCTCAGCGTTTGCTGATTCCATGTAATTATATAACCGCTGAGCGTCTATAGATGGGCGCGTCAATCCTTGCAAATATCGTTTGCCTTCTATCCACGTTTCAAGCCCAAGCACTGGGAAAATGGGGATAAATTCACCAGGAATAACAGACTTTTCAAGTATTTTATCGCCTGCTATTTTACAAGCCTTAACTGTTTTTCTCGTGCTTTTGCGCTCATTAGCAATAAATTCTTGTGCTTCTTCCGGTAATTCATCTTTCCATGCCACTGAACCATCCGTTAGCTGAACCAGCATTTTTGTTGATTCTTCAATATAATAGTAATCAGCCACTAAGATACTTTCATTGGTACGTCTAAGGCTTGTTTTGCTATCAAATGATGTGGCGTCAATATTTGGCCAAGTTTCCTCGAAATCCTCCTTGCTCATATCTTCAAGCACGAAAGCCCAAGTTATGTCTGAGCCATCAGGATTCATAAAAGAAGAAGTAAGTACGCTTGCGCTATCGGCTATGCGCTGAAACTTTATATCTTGCTCGAATGACTCGTTGTCAACATAATCAGTAATGATTCGGAAATATCCTAATCCTGTATCGACTTGGTTGTCTGCCGCTGTTTCATAGCACATTCTGGCATCACTTGACTCTTGAATATGCCTGATAAAACCGTTAATTATATCAGCCGTTTCTTCGCTTGCATCATCGCCAATAGGTCGCGCTTTGATTGATGGACAATTCTGACGGATTTCGTTTACTATCTGGTTCCGAAACTGTAGCAAGCGATTAATTGTGAGCATTGGACGCTCGGCGCCAGGAGTTTCACGATCTCGCCTTACTGTTTCAAGCCATTGTTCACCCAGTCTAACAAAACGAATATCGGCTTTGCGTTTTTCGCGCTCTTCGCTGTCTAACTCTTCAGCTAAGTTAAAGCGTTTAACGGCAATTTCTAACAGCTTATCATCTGCTTTATTCATTAGTTACCCTTATTGTTTTCTTTTTCTTGTGTTAGCTCTTTTTCTAACGCTATTATGCGATTATGCAGCACATTAGTATCATCAACAAGCTTGTGAATCAACGCGTTATCAACAGCGCTGAACCGCTTCATTCTATTCAATTGTTCTTTTAGACGATTGATTTTCTTTTTCTTTTTCATGCGCTTTCAATCCGTCAATTAATGCGTTAAAAACAAACTCAAGCTCATTAATTGAGACTTTATTTTTATAATCGACACCTACAAGCATATTTTCATCAGTTAGTGCGTCTAATGTGAAAACTGTGTTGCCGTCCATATTTATTTGTTGACTTAATCTTAATCTTATTATTTCCACATCAACTCCAAGCGCCTACACCAGGCATTAAGCTTCTATAAACTTTCTTTTTTTCTTCATTCCGCGGTTTAACGATGCCGGGAAAAAGTTCAGTTAAAGCCCATATGTGAGCATCGGCTCGGTTAGGCGATCTTTCCCCAGTATAACCGAATGTTGAGAATGCGACCAATTCATCTTCAAGCTCATGGAAGTTTCCAACATGCCGAACTTTGCCTTGCTCATATAGCGCACTAATCGGCTCGGCTCTTACAGCCTTTCCGCGTGTTGCTGTAACTGTTTTGTAAGGCGTTCGTGGTCGTGCTGTTTGAATTACGTGCTTTACCATAGCGCCGCCGTAGTTTGTCTCTCCGACTATTACGTCTGCATTATGGCGGTCATAAGCATCAGTTGCAATCTTCCCCCAAGTGGCAGGGCCACATTTAACCGTGCAATCTTCAAGCAAATAGGCATTGCCGTCAATGCCCAGGCCAGAAACAACAATGCCAATTGCATCATTATCCGCATTGTCCTCGTCATCACTTCCGCTCGGGTCAACGGCAACTACAACACGGATTAATTGAGGGATTACGCCATCAATAACCCTCCAGGTCTCTATGTTTTCATCCGTAAAGAGAGCATTAGGAGTCGCATCTGCAAATTCACCCGATAAAAATCTCTTTCTAAGTCTCGCACTAAGCCCTTGCAATGTTTGTAAATAGCCATCACTTAAATTATCGGTGTTGTCTGTCGGGTTGATCTGGTAAGAAATAAAATCATTTTGATTGTGTATTGACTGCTTTGTTTCTGGATCAACTTTTTGGATGAAAAGCTTGTATGTCCAATGGGCCTTGCTTGGCGGGTTGCAGTCGTAATACATTCGCGGCTTTAACTGCTTTATTGCTTCGCCTTTTATTTCTTTGTCAACCTGCTGAGCAAGCCGAGTAACAACCATGTCCCTGCTACCCTGTGGAATCTGGCTGCATTCGTTTAGATAAATAGTGGCAAACTCCATGCCCAGGATTTTTTCTGCACGCTCTTTGTCATCCAAGCCGCCGAACCATAATTCAGCCCCATTTTCAAACGTCACATAGCTGTCTGTTTTGTTAAGATTGAATTTTACGCCGGGGAACGCTAAACGCATAACTTTTGGGAAGGTATCTTGAATGATTGACGATTTAATAGCGTTAAACCGATACCGAAATATTGAATGCCGTGAATTAGGCGCTGATAAAGCCCTTATTACGACCGCCCGAACAAGCAAAAACGTTTTGCCGCTGTTATGATTCAAGAATCCATTGGCGTAATACTGTTCTGTTACTGGGACATGGAGTGTGTAGTATTCTTTTTTTGCGGTTCGTGTTATATTGGCAACTCTGCTTAATTTATACCCCCCATAACGAGGCTTATCGTATGAAAGACAAAAGAACCGGGCGCATAGGCAAAGAGCGTCATCAACAAATCTTGCAGTTAATCCATGACGAAAAAACGGCTGTAGAAATTGCCGATATAATGAACTTGAACCAAGAGACGGTGCGAAAGTTTGCAAGGAAACGTGATCTTGTAATAGTGAGACATGATCAATCACTTGAAAATCATCCATCGTGGAAAGGCGGCTTGACTTGCGACCGATCTGGCTATGTTTTAACCAGAGTTGCTGTTGACGGTGAGCATGGCTATTTGATTCGTGCAAATACTCGAAACGACAAGAACGGCTATGCGCCTGTCCATCGCATTGTAATGCACAACAAAATTTCTCGAAAACTGTTGAAAAATGAGGTTGTTGATCACATTGACGGTAACGTGAAAAATAATCATCCAGATAATTTAAGGATTTTTCAATCAAATGCTGAACACTTGAAAGAAACCTTGAAAGGAAAGATTCCAAACTGGACAGCGGATGGATTTGCTCGAATGACCGGACGGACAAAAAACACCCACAAACAAGCGATTCCGCTTTAATCCAACTGGAGCCATTATAAAACCTATGATCAGGCGTAACCTCTATCGTTTCGCCTGTTTCCAGTGTTATTTTTAGCAATTCGCATTCCCCTTTTAAAAAAGGAGCCTCCGCCATCTGCTTCCCTCTTGAAGTTATTACCTCAATTGGCAGTCCTATTTTTGCCAATTCTTTTATTGTCTTTGTCTGTCCATCGATTACAGTATTGCCTGAAACGCACCTACTCCCGCCAAACAAACAAATATGAGTAGCCTCGCCGCCAAGTATCTTGTTGGCCTGTTTTTGTTTCTCGGTAAGCTTAAAGGGCTGCGTCATCTTGACTTATCATTACGACTGTCTGGGCGTTGGCGTTCGCGCTTACATTTGCAGCCGCAGGGTAGAATGGGACAAGCCCCTCGACAACAAGACCTTCTTTAAGTGTTGCCATAGTGGTTTTAGCGTTCTGTGGTGTCATGTCGGCTTGAAGTGACTTAAGCGCGATCTTTGAAACTATCCGTGCGTGGGTATTGTAGAACTGCATACCTTCAAGCTGTTTTTGAACCTCTTGTTGAACAAGGTCTTGCTGTGCAACATCCATGTGCAATATTGCAGCCTCAACCCTTACCTTATCTTGTATAGCCTGTGCAACTTCTGTGCTACTCCACCCTTCTTTTTTTGCCCTGTATTCAACGGTTTTATATGGTATTCCTACTGCTTTTTCTATCTCCCTCAAGCTCTTACCATTGCTATATAAAGCTTTTGCCTTTTCCCATTGCTTTTCTGTAGGTTTAGCCATCTTCTAAAGCCGCCTTTGCTTTATCTACAACAAGAAGCCTCAACTCTATATCAGGCGGGAACCCTGCTTCGCACCGTTGAAAAACATCAAGCAAATTTTCAAGGGCATCTTCAATCTCCTTTGCTTTTAGATGATACCCATAAAGAGCTTTTCCGAAATCTCCCGAGTCTTCATCCTGCTTTATTTGCTCGCTTAGCTTCACTTTTTTAACCCATATAAAAAACCGTACACGTAGCGTAGTGTACGGGTCATTCTTTATTTTATCAACCCATATTATTCTACGGATTACGCATTGATAAAGTCGTTTACCGCCTTCTCGTTAAACATCTCGCCAATAGACTCAATAGTTTAGAGTCTATTGGCTATTTCCATCTTGTAGCCATTGATTTTGCAGATACTGATCGTTGATGATTTGCTCCTTAATCAATCTGTTTTGCCGCCATTGTCCATCGATTAACTGCTGCATTTGATTTCTTTGCACCTGTTTAGCTTGCATATCTGCAAAAAAACGCTGCTGCTCTTGATACAGTCTTATATCATGTTCTGGTCGTGTATCTGCATAGACGTTTATCGCCATAAAAAACAATAATAAATATTTCATAATTTTAACTTTGACTTGTAACGTGCATAATTTGAGTTTCGCACAAGAACTATGAGCAGACCTGTATTTATGATCGGTAGTACTGCATGTAAAACTTCAAGAGCAAATGAGATCATTTATAGATGCTTCTTTTTATTTCATCGTGATTTATAAAGAGCTGTTTCATAAGCAGGTTTTGTTCTTTTTGCGATTGCTCCCAAACCCTTGAGGATTCTTTTTGCTGAGCTGCCCATAACTCCGTAGATTCTTTGTAGGCAGCTATCCATTCAGAACGCTCCTCTCGATGCAATTTTAGCAGACCAGCCAAAACAACTATAAAAACAGCAACACCAGGGTCTATTTTATCCAATAAACCCATTATACTTGTTGTTTCAGCCATTTAATTTGTCCGGTTATTAATTTTTTCAAGATTATATCATTATGCCTACACTTACATTAAATTTTTATGTAAAATGACCATTAAACAATACCGAGATGCTTCCAGGCGTCGCATTTAGTGCAGTGTTATGCCTCAATGGGAAAAATTATATGCCTTGCTATGTGATGTACGACGAGATACTAAACTCGGTAGGCCATATGTGCGGAAAATTAGGAAAGCATTGTGCTGAATGCAGAATGGAAGGTGTTTCGTGATGCTGGTGGCGTGACTAGAGAGTTATACGCATGGACAATGAAAAATCAGAGCGTGAGCGCGTAATAGACGAATGTATTATTGCGGCAGAATTGGCCTGCAAAACATGCCAACAAACCGACTCAGCAAATGCATCTCTGACCAGGGTAATGTCGGCACTAAGAAATTTGCGGGAACAAGCGCATAACGCATAATATACACTATTAGTCGCATATAAATAAAATTACACTTATTTATAATAAATTTTTCTGTAAAATTAGCCTTAATCGCGTTCCTGGCAAGCTACGAGGTATTAAATGACAAGCACACCAACAACATCCTATGTATTCGCGGTTTCCAATAAAACCATTACAGTTTTATTTAAATCAATGGAATCAGCTCAAAAATATTTAGCTCAGTTCCCTCCATCAATATCTGGCGGAATGACAATACATGCTACTACAGTTTTTGATTAAATATAACGCAACGGTAACTATTATAAATAAATGACTGCCCAGCTATTTACAATAACTTTTGCTGCTTTAAATAGCGATCAGCTAAAACGCTCGGACGTTTTTCAATAAAACCCTGACTATTTAGTCCGGCTATAAAAGCATCCCTAATTTTTTGTATTTCATTCAACGGCTTTTCTTTGGCATTAAATCTATAGGCATTTCCTTTAATAAATCTCCCTTTTTCATCTCTATTATGCGACGGCATTCCCACCGGCCTTTTCAAAAACTTCTCTTAAAAAAGCGTATTTATGCTCATGTTGCCCATAACCTGATCCTGGTAGACTTGCCCATCTTGACCGGCACAACATAATTGCCTCTTCAATCCTTCCTTCTTCAATGGAGCTTATTGCCTTACACTCTTTTATAAGCTGAATAGCTATTTTATCCTGACTGTACGGCCCAAAATCTGTAAGCCCAAGCTGTTTTTTATAAGCGTCAAAATATTTTGCAAGTATTTGATAACGCCCAGCCGCTGTTGACTTAATTTTAAGCTTTGGAAGGCTGATAAGCTTTCTTGGATGATCTGCATATCCCTTAAAGGTTCCACCACCGACAAGCACGTTATAGCCATTTTCTTTGCCTATATTCTGAGTGCCTTCAGACACTGCAATCATTGTTAAAAATGCAGCCATGTTTTTTGATATTTTCATTCTAAATGATTTCCAATATTACGATATGCCAAATTAGGCTGTAAAAATCTGATAATATCAACCATAATTCCGCTATAAACTATATTTTTAGTTCTTTTTCTTATATTCCAGCAATCCTTTTCTTGATTGGTAATTAATGTTGTTTCTCCGTTTTTTCTTGGTCCACACTGTCTAAACAAAGGAGGATTTAACATAAACTTATCTATGTCTTTTTTTGCATAATAATAAACACGATTTACTCTTTTTATACTTGCTGGAATCCTTTTGCCTATTTCCATTCTGCGTATAGTATTATTACTGACAGGAGGGTTAAATAAAGCAGCAACTTCTGTTCTCGAATAAAAATCTTTCATTTTGCGTCCTTTTCCCATTCTTTAATGAATGGACTGATTGTTTTTTTTATTGCGTTATATGCCTTGGCATCGATAATAATCAATTTTACGTTTTCATGATATTTCGCCATTCTTTTAATTTTAGTTTTGCTTTTGGGATCCATAAAGCCTTTCACTTCATGATAAACAACTTTCCCTCCTTTTTCTGTGACCTTAAAATCTGGTAAATAACTTACGCATCCGCGCTTTATTCCGTCAAACCAAAAGGTATCAGGCTCATGTAGCCATGACTCTATTTCTCCATTTTTTTTCAGCCATTCAAGATAATAAGCATAATTAGCTTCCCACTTGCTCCTATAATATTTTTTAATTCCCCCGATTTTCCGCCATCCAGCCCCCCAAGGAGTTACAGCACCGTTAATAGTTTTCATGAATACTCAAAATTTGCCAGAGTATCATAAAAAATTTGTGCAAGATACCTATGCTCAATCATTGCGACCCACCTTTTATAGCGATAATACAGAGCAACATGGGCGTTCATTTTTTCTGACATTTATCCCGGGCCTCTTCGTTGAGAATATTTTTTAAATTGATTATTTTCCCACATTACCTGTCTTTTCAGCCAATTCTCTGCTCCTGTTTTTGTTTTAAATCCATGTATCCAGCAAAATAAGCACCGTATAAGTAATTTAATCATAGAGTAACCTACTTAATCAAAA